GATCGCTCACAAGTCTTGGTCAAAATGACCCAGTCGGTGAGTTGAACTCACGTCTATGGAACTCAGGTATCGAAGAGGACAAGGAAACTGCACGTCGTCAGAAGCGTCGTCTACACTACGTCACAAATGTCCAAGTGATCAACGATCCCGCGAACCCAGCGAACAACGGTAAGGTGTTCATCTACGAGTTCGGTAAGAAGATCTTTGACAAGATCATGGATATGATGCAACCAGAATTCCCAGGCGAAGAACCAGTTAACGTGTTTGACTTCTGGAAAGGGGCAGACTTTGAGTTGAAGATCCGTAACGTTGCGGGATACCGTAACTATGATAAGTCGGACTTTAAGTCTCCAACACCACTTGCTGGTGCAGATGAGACACAACTCGAAGCGATCTACAATACGTTGTACGATCTCAACGAGTTCATTGTCCCCAACTATCCGAATGCGCACGATGCGAACTGGTTTAAGTCATACGATGACCTAAAGAATAAGTTAGAGACTGTATTGGGTATTGCTACAGGAGCGGGTGCGACAGTACGCAACGAGGCTGTTGCAACTGCACAAGAAGCGCCGCCTTGGAACACTGCGGATGAACCAAAGATCGTTGCTGCTGAAACTGTTGTTGCTCCTGCGGTAGCAGAAGAAACAGACGACACACTATCTTATTTTGCACAAATGGCATCGGAGGATTAATCGATGGATACTAACATGATTGTTCTAATCCTAGCGGGATTAGTTATTTTAGGTCTGATTATTAGATCAACGTCCAGCAAGTCATCTAATAATGGTCCCATTGTGGGACCATCTACAGGTGGTGTGGACACAGAAGTAACAGACGCATTTCAGTTTGCGGGTAAACATGGTGCAGTAGTCACCGGATGGGTAATTGAGGGAGACTTAGTAGAAGTCAAAATCAACGGCGCAACCGTTGCAACTGGGTCAGGTATATTGACTACATCGGTCGTTGGAAGTAACGGTGTGACATACTACCGTGCGGCACAGAAACGTCAGATGGAAGAGACATACGTCTATGGTGTGTCTTACTCGACTGGTTCGAGTTCGTCTTCTTATACCGCCGAGGAGTTACAGGCGTTTACCAAAGCAGAGTTGATCGCTATCGGTAACACGATTGGTATACGACCTCTCAACTTGCGTCCGTCTTGGACTAAGGCGCGTATGATCGAAGCAATTCTAAACCACTAATCGACACTGCCAGTGGACATGGGGACTTCGGTCCCCTTTTTTATGCGCGTAGGCCTAAGGTTGGATCGTGACCATCCATCTCTGACCATTGCATCGAGACGGAGGTGTGTCCGTTTGTGGTGTTCTTGACTACACGTTGACTTGAGTCTTGTACGACGACACCGTTGACCGTCTTGGTGTGTCTACTCTCAGACACTTCTTTTCTAACACTCTGACCACTCGTTGGTTTATTTGCGGTAGGTGTAGATTCCAATTCAGCGCCTGAATTCACTTCCGCTGCATCGAAGATGTCCGCGAAACTGAACGATTTCTTTCCGGTCAACATGTCATAGATGTTACTGAAATTGAACATCTCCTTCGCCTTTGCGACGATCATGTCGAAGGTGTCTGTGATAGGTGAGAACATTGATGAGAAGATTTTGGAAATTCCGCCAAGCACGTCACCACTGAACAACATCTTGAGACCTTCCCAGATCCCGCCATAGAAGTTAGTCAACATCCCCTTGATCCAGTCGACTACTCCACCGATAAATCCAGCGATACCGTCACTCACTGACTGGTACAGTTCACCAAAACTGAACGAGTTCAGTGACTCTGCGATCCCGTCGAACCCTAATTTACCGGCGATCCACGAAAACGCGCCCTTGATCATATCGAGAAGGTCTACGACAAAAAATTTGATGAGGTCGTCAATGACTCCCTTTACTAGGAATCCAATGCCGCCTAGAATGTCACCGTCTTTGAACATGTCCAGTGCAGTGGAGAAGTTGGTGAACAGAGACTTGATTGTCACACCGATTGCGAGGATAGGTGTACTCAGGATTCTCGCAAGTGCCATCACTGGTTTGAATATGGAGGTCATACCACCTAGAGTTCTACCCAGAGAACCGAAGAACGTTTTGATCTTACCGAATGCCTTAGTGACCGGACTGTTCTTCAACGTGTCCTTAATTGTGCTCGCACCTCTCGCGGCATCGTCAGTATAGGATCCTATAAGACCGATGGTTTTACCAAATCGAGTGAACATTGTTCCGGCACGTGACACGAAACCTTTTATGACGGTCATTGCGTCTTTCGCTTTGCGACCCAATGCGTCCATACCCATGTTGATAAAGAATCTACTGATACCGTATATGGACGCAGCAATGTTTTTCACTGCGCGACCGATAGACATGATCGCATTCCCTAGTGTAGTGAAGGGTTTCATTAGGAATTTGATGACCCTGTTCTCACCTACGATACCACCGATCCTTCTCATTGTCAGGGCCAGTGATTTGACCGCACTACCGATCAACTTGGACAACTTCATTATTGGTGTGAGGTAACCACCGATTGCACCTACAACGATACCCGCAGTGATCGCAAGCGCCCTGAGTTTTTTACCCAAGAAACTAGAACTATCGTCATCATTATTATTGTTAGATGAGTCTTCGTTTCTATTGTTGTTCGAGAGTTGATCTCTGATCCCCTGCATCACCTCAAGCAGTTCGTTCTGGTACGCGGAGTTCTCACGCGCCTCTTCCAGTTCGTCTGGATTTCTGGTTCGACGCGAGATTGCGTTTTTCATTTTACGCACATCGCTGAAGATAGTCATCAAAGCGTTTTCGGTACGACCCGTACGCATGGCGACAGTATCCATAACCTTAACTATACTGTCGGTGTTCTTTTTATTATCTTCTTTTTGTTCGGTTAGTTGACCGACAACGGCTTCTAAACTCATTATTATCCTTTGTTCTTATTACGTTCGTTTTCTTCTTTGATGTGTTCAACCAACATAGCAAGATATATCTCTCTCTCCCAAGGCATCATATTTTCAACTTCATGTAACGAGTAGTTGAAGTTCTGAAGTAACTGAAAATTTACTTGGTAGTAATTTGTCAGGTTATCATGAGAGAGATTAACTAAAAAAAATCATCCATCCCCTTTAGGACTCTTGTGTTCACATGTCCGCAAGATTGGCACGTAAATTCAACTTTCTGCGATATCGCAGGCATAGTGTTAACGAACTCTGCAACCTTCTCGAACTGAGCGGCGGTCATTGAGTCGATGAACTCTACAATCGCTTCGCGCGGTTCGTCTGATAGAACCACCCTCTCTTCTTCGGTAAGGACAGCGTCCATACATGTTATTAAAAGTTCTACCAGACCTTCTGTCATCGTACCCTCTTCGCTGAGGACAGGGTTCTTTAGGAACTCTTCATACGTCGGGAATCGCATCTCGACCGACACACTATCCGTTAGTTCGATAGTCTTCGCGTCAACGTCTCCTTCAAGAACGATGTTATCCAACTCAATTTTGATCTCGTTCGTGGTGTCACATTCACTACACTTGGTTTGAACGTCTGCGGTCTCACCCACTGACTTCGCACGTATCTTAGTGAACAAATAATCCACGTCGAAGGTAGTCAATTTCGTATTGATTGGATCCTCAACACAGGCGTGGATTGTCCTAATAATAGATCGCACCATATCCTGTTTGTCTTGGGTCTCATACGCAATCAGTAACGCTTTCTGTTCCTTCACAAGGAAGGGACGAAAGGACGTTTCTTGTCCCGACGATGGTATGGTCACCGTATAACTCGGCGACTCATTCAGTTTTGGTAATGCCATAATGTATCCTAATGATTAAATAATTCCACCTAGATTGAGGTTTACATCTCCCCCAATCAGGTCCGTTAGACCGCGTTTGTCTTCCTTCACCTTCCATCTGGTGTAAGATAATTGCACGGTCAATTCAACAACGGTTCCCGTATCACTCATAAACTCAACACCGCTTATGCTAGTTGGGAACGCATCTTCTAACTCCACTGTGTATATAGACAAACCACCAATATCGAAATTGATGTCTAGTGGACCTATGTCAAATCCTGCTCGCATCTGTGGTTTGGACAGTTGCGAGATTGTAACTGGATGCGTGATCTGACTCTGATAGGCGACAGACTCATATCCTTTCTCGCCCTCATTCACGACCTTGGACATCCAATTGTCGAAATACTTCTTTACCTCATAATCGTTCAATACGTAGAACGTCAGTGACACGTCACCCACCGCATATCCGTTCGCGACCTTTCGCATCTCCATACCTACTTGACGGTCCAAAGACATGATCTGTTTTTCTGGTAGTGATGCACTCTTACACAATAGGTTCAAGGTCTCTGGATCATCTCCAGACATACTTGGTAGATTGATGTTCTCTGCAACTGCCTTGACGGTGTCTATCGCCTTGTCTAAAAACGACCCATCATCTGCTGTCGCTTTCTTCGCCGGTGACTCCTTCTTGCCACCACCCGCCTTCGCGTTAATGGACTTTACCGACGGCATCATTACCGCGAACTGGTTGTTGAAAGCCATCCCGTTACGAAGACTGACCTTTGATTTAAATGTCTCTATACCTGCCATTTATTCGCCTATCATACTTTTTGCATCGGAGTAGACTTTTTGGTTACTCGCGTATCGGAAATCTGCCGTCGGTAGAAATGTTGCGATCTCCCACTCAGGGGCGGGAACCATCGCGAATCTACCGTCAACGTGTTTGTTTAGATAGTGTTTAAAACACGGTCTGAAGTGTTTAAGTTTTGCGGTCTTGGTCAATAGTTGATAAGACGCCTTAAAACGAGTTGTCTTATCAAACTTTGTGTTGTTAGTGATGTCCATCAATGAGTCCAACATCTTTGCACGTAATACCGGAGGTAAGTAGTGCAGGTTCAACCCATAGAATCCGTCCTTCGCTGGACCCACCACAATCACAAGTGGGAACGCATCGTAGTAGGGCAGTTTTCTTCGATCGTTTTTAAACTTGGGATCGTAAAAGAACATATACATGCCACCCACGACCTCTTGTCCAGTCTTCTTGAGTGGATCCTCATCCATCAAGTCCTCGCGTTTAATACTACGCATGTTCTTGATTTTGTTTTGAAACCATCTGCGGGATTCCTTGGTACGGGGTGTGATACCTGCACGGAATGCCTGCAACTCTAAGTTCTGGAATATTTTAGACATAAGACCTTTGTCCTAAAACCTTTCTCTCTATTTATACACGTTTTTTACGTTTCTTGAACGCGGGCATCTTTTTGAGAGGTTTCTTAGACTTTATGCGTTGCGCAGCCTTGGGCATGATACCCTTTGTGGTGAGTTCTTTCTCTGTCCAGATCTCAAAGTGGTGTCCGCGATCTTTTGCGTACTCGACCGCCGCCTTCCACTTGGATTGGTTCTTGATGTAGGTGAGACCCTCAGTCATGAGTGTCTGTCGAGACTTACCTTGTTTCTTCTCTGGTCTCTTGGTCTCTTTGGCGGGTTTGACCTCAACCAACACCACACGACCCGACTTGTACTTGATCACAAAGTCGACGAAGTATCGGTGAGGTTTCTTGTCGGTCTCGCAGATGTAGGGTATTACCAACTCCTCAGAGACCCACTGGACCACATCTGAGTTCCTGTCACACCACATCATCACATACTTCTCCCACCCTGAACGGTAGACAATATCATCGACGTTGCCTGCGTACTTCTGCGGTTTGGTGGGTTTGTACTTTCCCTTATACGTTTTCATAACGTCTCAATAGTACCATACAGTTAAGGCGGTCAGTGGAAGGGTAGTAGAACTCTCGCACCTTGCGGTATGGGAAGTCGTCTCGATCCAGTTGGTTGTCGATGACCGCCTTGGGGTATAGGTCACCCATACATCGGACGTAGTCGTCCACCAACATCCACTCGACACCCGACTCAGCGCATAGGTCCATGTCCTGAACCATTCCCTTGGGTGTATGGTCCCCATCAATGAAAATCATATCATAACCAGATA